GCTGCGGTCATCTTGGCCGGATCCATGGTCAGGGTGGGGCGGCTCGAAGCGACAATGCGCTTCAGGTAGCCGGTCGCGTCGGACAGGTCCGTTTCCCATTCGGTCGTCAGGCCACGGTCAAAGCTTAGGTTGTTCGCCTGGACGCTCACGCCGCCGTCGGTGATCGTGGTCGACCGAAGCTGTGGCAGGCTGGTCACGGCATCGTCGTAGACCACCGAGGAAACGGGAGTCGAGTCCGCGTCGGGCGTGGCGATGGCCTTGCCCATGAATGTGAACGACACGATGGCAGGCTTGCCGATGGAGTCGGTTGCGACGGTGAACGATCCAAGGCACCCGCCCAAGATGATGCGGCGGGATGCGGTCCCAGCGTCGTTGATCAGTTCCACGCCCAACGTCACGGTCGGGCAAGCGTCCGAATCCACGGTGTAGGTCACGGAGACGCCAGCGGAGACGGTTTCGACCATGCCGCAGTACTTGAGGAGCGATCCCCAGGCAGGAGCGGTACCAGCGGCCAGGGTGTAGCCGATGCAATTGAACGTGCAGCTGTACGACTCGCCCCAGCGGACGGAATCGATGGAATCGAACGTCAGGCCGTCGGGGTTGCGGTCCATGGTCTGGACGGTCGGCGTGACCTTGAGATCGGACACGGGGAGCTTCCCATTCCCGGGCACGAACAGGGAAGCCGCCGCGATGGGCGTTCCCGGCGTGGCCTCGACCATCGCAAAGAGCCGCCGCCGCTTGTGGTGAAAGATGGACATAGTCGCTTCTCCTTACGGTAGGTTGGAATCGAAAACGGTGTTGGTGGTCATGTCGTTGATGATGGACGGAACCTCTATCTGCACGGTCATGGAGACGGCAGACAAAGCGCCTGCCGCGTAGTCCATGATCTTGCCAATCTCAGCGCCAAGGATCGTCGTGGTGTTGCACGTCCCGGAGTTGGACCGCTCCCGCATGATGGCCCGGCGAAGGTCGGACAGCATGGCCAGCCCCTCGACGTTCCAGGTCAGCGGGTTGTCGCACGGCTTGACGCCCTGGACGACGATGTTCACGGTGTCCTTGGTGTGGTCGTAGGGCTCATCCGTGATCGTCTCGATGCTGTCCACGAAGAGCACGACCTGCGGCCAACCGACACCGGTGTCGACCGTCTGGTCTTCCTTCATCGCCTTGACCTGAGCCGGCGCAATCGTGTGATTGTAGCCGTTCTGCACCGTGCATTGCCCGATCCGCGCGGCCATGGAAAGCACGGCGCGCTCGATCTGCGTGGCGGAGTATTCGTAGGCGGTCGAGTCCGTGGACAGGTCTTCAGCAGTCAGCACGACGGCGACGGTCGCGCCTCCGAAGATGACCCCGCTTCCGTCGTTGCGCTGCGGAATGGTCGCGGTGACGGACGTTGCCGACCAGGTGCCAATGGTGGCCGCGCGACCTTCGACCGTGACGGATCCAGACGCGCCAAACCCGGTCCCGGTGATCGTGACGACCTGACCGCCGAATGCGGCCCCCTTGGCCGGGGTGATGCCTGTGATGTTCGCGGCCATTAGGCGGGCCTCGCAAAGAGTTGTCCAGCCATTGCGTCAAGCCGTTCAACGAGGGACGGCATTGAGCTTTCCCACAGGCGGGTAGCACCGAGCCGAGCCGGAACCGTCACGCTCTTCTTAAGCACGAACAGGGGCGTGATGTCGGCACCCTTGATGATGGACTTACCCTTGTACCCTTTGCCGCCGCGATGCTGGGACCGCTGCGGGATGTTGCGCTTGGTGATTGCATTGCCGAAGAAAACACCCTTTGCGAAGAACCCGCCCCGGTTGATTGCTTCTGTCGGCGTGATGCGGGCAACGCCTGACGGGGTCAGATTCCCCGCAATGGGGATCCACAGGTATTTGGAATTGATCGGCTTGACCGTACCGCCGACTTCGTGGAGGTTGGCGTACTCGGAGCCCGGACCTTGCGGCGAAACGTCAATCACGATGCCGTCGGTATTGGCCTGGGTGCGGGCATTGAACGATCGCGACAGGTTGCCGGTGCGCCGGTTCAGGCCAGGACGACCGGAAAGCCGCTTGGTGACCAGGTCGCCAATGTACGCTTGGCCGTGTTGCATCATGACCGGTGCCGCGCCCTTGCGGAACTCGGCAGGGAAGGACGCCAGCGCCTTGCTGACGTTCTCCGTGATCTCGATGCCGGTTTCGGCGGTCATCCGATGGCCCACTGATGGCGGAGAGGAAGGAGCATGGCGACGACAGAATCGAGAAGGTCGTAATCTCCGACCCACTGCGTCGATCCGTTGCCGATGTCCGTTGAGGTGCGCCCAAGGGTCTTGTGACGCCCCCACAGGTACGCGACCTGGAGCGTTGCCGCCTGGTCGAGCACGGGGAACCGGGAAAGCAGGTTGGCCGTGTCGGTGCCCATGCCTCCGACATACACGACCTCGAGGACGCCATTGGGGCCGCGATAGTCGGGAATCATGATGGACTCGCCATCAGGAGCAAGCTCGTAGTTCCCGGACGAAATGGTGATCCCGTCGCGCGAGAACATGCCAGAAGGCGAGTATCGAATCTGCGTGATTGATGTCGCCGGGCCGTTGTAGATGGTGAAAACGCCGGTCATTGGAGCCGCCCGGCGCTCGGTTTTGGATTCGGTCTTCACGGTCCTGTTCAAGCTATTCTCGAGCGTCGCAGAAACCGACGTGATCATGGTCTGAAGCGCGGCATCGTTGGCCGTGGTCCCGACGGGGATGTCGAGATACGCCTTGACGCGCGCCAGGGTCGTGAAGTCGATGGCCATCAGACGGCCTTCTTGCCCTTAGGCTTTTCGTCCTTGGCAGGAGCGTCGACCAGGACCTCGCCAAACGACTCAGCCTCGCCAGCCAGTTCGTTGGGGATCTCGGCCAGGCCGTCCGCGCCAGACTTGTACTCGACTCCGCCGAAGCTTGCGGAACTGTTGGGCTCGATCTTCAAGAAAGCCATGTTGGCTCCTACGAAAATGGTGAAGAGAGGGGGAGGGTATTTCACCTCCCCCTCGGTGATCATCAGGTGCCGTCGGCCTTGCCCGTGGCCACGTTGGTGATCAGACCGAACGCGGGCGGGAAGTAGTTGGCCAGCACCTCCTCGGCATAGACGCCGATGGGGTAGGTGCGGCTGGTCTGCGGGTACTGGATGGAGTAGTAGTCCCGGCGGCACTTCACCTCGAGAGGCGCGCCCACGTTGCTGAACTGGTACGGGATCCGGGTCGAGCGGAACAGGATCCAGGACGAGGGCATGTAGGGATGCACGTTGATCTTGATGATGTCGCCGGTGATCGGGTTCTGGTAGGAGCCGACGCGCCGGGACAAGAGCAGATCCTGCGTGACGCCCTGAGCGACTGCGCTGTCCGTGAGGCGGACCAGGGGTGCCGATCCGTTGGCCATGATCAGCTTGTTCATGATCGTGAACATGGTTCCGGAAACCCAGATCTCATCAGGACCCATCTTGTAGTTGTCCCAGAAGGACGCAAGGGCTGTGTCGATCTCGGTGATGCCGGAATTGCCGTTCGAGGTCAGAACGGTGCCGGTGCCAGCCGTGCCGGTCGCGAGCTTCAGGGTGTACGAACCCGATCCGCTCTTGAAGCACTGGGTGGCCAGGCCGTCGAACGAGAGGGTTTCCTGGGACTTGTCGGCGGTGAACAGGGATCCGCAGTTCTGGTTGCCGGAGTCGGGCAGCGCCGTGATCACAACCGAGTTGATCGTGGTGATCGCGACGAGCTTGGTCTGGCCGGTGTCACCGATGTACCAGGCATATCCAGCGGCACCGGTGACAGCGGCCACGGTGGCCTTGACGACCTGGGCCGATCCGCCGCCGTTCAGTGTGATGGTCGCCTCGGACGACTTCTGAGCTGCGCCGCCGTTGATCGTGACCGTGGTGCCGTCCGCATTGGTGCGGGAAGCGGCCACGGGGACGCCGGTTGCGACGCTGGAATTGCGCCATGCCTGGTGGGTGAGGGCCACACAGACGACGTAGACCTTGCCGTCCTCCAAGCTGCCGCCGGTCGCCGCCTGGGCAAGGCTGGGGGTGGGGGTGGTTCCGAGGGCGACGGAGTTGTTGCCGCCGAGCAGGATCTTCTCCTCCTCGATCATGGTGCCGCGCAGGAGACCTTCGGTCATCCGAGCCTGCATGTCGTCGAATCCTTCGGCGGCGCTGCGGGCTTCGTAGGTCAGGGAGTCGTCAAGGCCGATGGTCTTGTACGACGCCGTGACGTCCACGGACGTGGTGGTCACCGAGCCGCCACGCTGGCCTTCACCAACCAGACCGAGGACGTTGGCCGTGTTCAGGCCAGTGATCGAGCGCCACTGGGTCGCAAGACCGCCCCCGCCAGCGACGCGGGGGATGGAGTTGCGAAGGGGGGTCAGGACCGGGTAGAGCTTCTTCGCCGGGGCCTGGAGGTCAATGTTGACCAGGTTGTTGGACGTGGTGATCGACTTGCGGAGGTCGGAGCCTTCGCCCATCGCCTTCTTCAGTTCCTCGAGAGTTTCCTTGGTGCTCATGGTGTTTTCCTCTTAGTGCTTGATGATTGTTGCAGTGGTGAGATTTGCGAGCTTGATGGACGCGCGGATCGCTTCCGGTCCGTCGCCTTCTGCGGCCTTTCGCAATTCCTCCAACTCTTTGTCGGCCTTTGCAAATGCAGAGTCGTCGTCCTTGTCAAGCGCGCGCAGGTTGGGGGCAGGTTTCGCCGCGACAGGTGCGGCGGATGCCGATTTCGTGAGGGATTCCTGGAGCGGGCGCACGGCATCAGCCACGGCGCGACGGATCATGTCCTCCATGTCAGGCGCGGCACCTTTCTCGAGTCCGTCGCCTTCGTCCGCCTTGTCGGCGGCGTCCATCTCGTCTTCCTTGCCGTATGTGTCGAGGTACGCCTTGTGCAGCTCGTTGCACTTGGCGAGGGCTTCACCAAGCTCACCGCGAAGCTTCTTGCGCCCATTCCGCGCGGCCTTCGACAGATCTGGGGATTCGTCGGACTTGTGTAGGCGCCCAGCGACGCTCATGTGGTATGCCGCCTGCTCCTTGTGGTGCAATGCCATGCGGGTATTCCCTGCGGCGCGATGCGCAGCGGATGCCTGCCGGTGATAGTTCGCGGCGGCACGGTGGGACGACTTATCGCCCGCCTTGTGAGCGCGAACCGTCGCAAGGTGTGCCGACCGGGATGCGCCATGATGAGCGCCAGCCGCGCCTCCACGTTTGTACTGGTTTCCTCGGAACGGATGACCGGGAAAGTCTCCCTTTTCGACGGAGACAGGGTTCCCGTCGTCGTCGGTGTCCATGTCAGTTTCCGACGAGAGCCCAAGGATCGCGTCGAGGTCCATGGAGTCGTCAACCGTGAGGCCGATGTGTTCGCCAAGTTCTTCGGCGAGGTAGGCAATCGCAAGCTGCCCAAGCTCCCGAATCTGCTCCTCCAAATCGGGGCCGCACTTGCCGCCTTCGCCGATTTGGTTGTGCAGGTGCTTGAGATCCTGGATCGCCTGGATCAGCCCCTTGGCTTCCCAAAGGCCTTTCTTCATTGCCTCCTCCTGTCCCGGCTCTTCCACCGGGGGCGTTTCTGTGCTCATGTTGTTCTCTCCCTGGTGAAATGCCTTCTGCTCGGTCGAGCCGTCGGCCTTGAGGACTTCAAAAAATCCCGCCGTGGGGACGCATGGGCGATCCACGAGCGAGATCTCGGAAGGCTGTGCGGTGTACCGCACAACGGGCCTCCCGGATGCGGTGGTAAGCGTCGGGTCACTCCACTTTTTGGCGTAGCTGCCGCCCATCGAAAAACCCGTATAGACGCCTTCCTGGACCTTTTTCCAGTCGGCATCATCGACGACCTTGACCGCAATGTCCACCCACTTCGAAGTGTCGTCAAACTCGATTTCGACGACCTTCCCGGCTGCGGAGTCCTTGCGATGCTGTGATCTGACGTTGCCTTTCGAGAGCCCGCCCGATGCTGCGAACGCCTCAAGAGACCACGCCTCGATCAGCGGCTTGGATGTCTCGTAGTCCATGATCTCGCCCGAACGGTCTACGATCTCTTGAGTCGCCCGCCCGTAGACGAGTCGCTTTTCTTCGTCGACCTTGCGGAGCTGGAAAAATGTGTCCATCATGGTGCGGTCTCCTTGAGGACTGGAATCACACGGCAACGGCAATGCTGATGACCTGGAGCGTGGACCGTCCCGGTACTCTGGAATGTCGCCTCGAGAGGAATCGCGCCTTCGGCTTCGGCTCCGATGCACCGGGGGCACATGTCGCCGCCGCGCGCCGTCGTCCACTTCTTGCGGTCCACGACGCCCGAAGCGCGGTAGTAGACCATGGATCCCTCTTCCTGGGCTTCGGCAATCTCGGTGCGGGCGATGTTGTTGGCGCGCGCGATGCTGAACGCATCATGCGTTCGGATGGCTTCAGCCAGCTTGACGGATGTCCAACCCTCTTCCACGGCTCTGGCAACCTGCCCGCGCAGTGCATCGCGCATCACGTCGGAGATCTGGTAGGTGCTGTTTGGATTCGGAACCAACTTGCCATCCACCCACTTCATGCCGACCAGCCAGGCGGAGCGATTCTTTGCCCACTGCGCTGCCGGGAATTCCACGTCAAGCGGGTTGGGGAGCCCTTCCGCCTGTCCAGCAAGCTCCGCCGCGCCTTCGGACACGCCACGCAGGGCGGCGGACTTGATCAGCGGAGCAACAGCCTTCGCCAGGCCCTTCCGCTCCTTATCGGTCATCGGATCGACGAGCGGCTTGTTTCCCTCGAGCGCGGCCTGAGCAGACTTGACGGCCCGCTCCTTGGCGGACTCAAGGAACGGCACGACCTTGCCAGAAAGCGCGGCCTCTTCAGGGCTCATTTCCGGCTCAGGGACGGAATCATCTGCCTTGGCCAGCTTCTGGACCTCTTCCTTTGGCGCAGGCCGTGCGGGCGCTGTCTGGGCAACTTCGTGTTTCTCAATCCCGAGCATTTGCTGGGCAACCTCGACTGAGATAATCCCGGCGGTCTTGAGCTGGCAAACGCGCGCGACCTTCTTGTCCTGCGGTTCCATCGCTCCCATGTCCCAAGCGAATTCGTAGCCGGGAGCCTCGAGGTGCTTCTGGATCAGCTCGTCAACGAACGTCTTTGCCCACTGCAGGAGAGGCGCAAGCCCTTCCTCCTTGGACTGCTCGGCAGCAGATTCGGCGGTTGCCCGGTTGACGTCCTTGACAAAAGCCGACGGGGGAATGGAGAACGCGAAACAAACGATGCGCGCAAGCCACTCGTCGAACTCGTTCTTGAGGATCGCGTCCGTCTTGAACTGGTGGATATTCGTGCCGCCTGGGATGAACGTCACACCAGAACGCTTTGCGAGATTGCCCGTCATCATGGCGTCAAAGATTTCCTGAAGCCTCTTGATCTGGTCCGGTTGCCAGTTCTCGGGAGTCCCGACCAGCGCCTCCGGAAGCGACCCGGCGGAGAAGAAAACCAACTGCTGAGTGATGCGCCGAAGCCCGATGTTGATCGTCGTCAGGATCTGCTCGACCGGCGAGTACCCATAGCCCTTGTGGGGGCGCGGATTGCGGGGCCGGTAGATCAGTTCATCCTCGGTGTACTTGCCCGCCGGGACACCCTTGATAACCGTCTGGTACGCCTCGAAAGGCGCGCGCGGGGTTCGTCCGCTCTGGTCAATCAACGGCTTGACTGTCGTGCCGTCGATCACCTCGAAAACAGGAATCTTGCCTGACCGGTTGACGTAGACAGTTGGAGCGTCCACGACCATCACATCCTCAAGGAGCATCCGAAGCCAAGTGTGGAAGGGCTGGCGCCCATCGGGAAATGCGAGGTGTGCCTGGATGCGCTCGGCAACTTGGTCCACCTTGCCGTCCTTGCGCTTGATGGACCAGGGGAAACGCCCGATCTGGTCCTTGCGCGTCTCGATCGCCAGGCGGAGGATGTCGAAAGCGTCGGCCATCGCCCGGAGGTCTGCAAACGTCGTCGCTGCGCCGTCGTTGGACTTTGGCGTGTACGACATGTTGGCCGCGACGGGGTAGTCCCACCTGCGGCCCTCTACGGCGGCTTGCGGGGCGACGGTCTGCATTGGCTGTGCCGGCCCAAACCAGTCAGGGACCTTGCCGAACATCACAGAGATCGCGCCGGAAACGCGCTGGAGCAAGCCAGTTTCAATCGCGGTTCCTGCACC